GATATTAAAAAGTATTTTAAAGAATTAAACACACTTATATTTAACAATGAGTTGTCTCCGTTTAATCAGATTGAAATTAAAGACCTAAGACGTGAGAAGTGTATAGGTCAAGTTGTAACTATGGAATGGAAAAGAAAAGGCACTAGAATATTTAAATTAGAAATGATGCCGAAGTATTCCAACAAAAGAGATTTTATGGACACTTTAGTCCATGAAATGGTACATTTGTACCAAATGGTAAATAAAGGTGATACAGGTAACCACAATGAAATGTTTTATTCATTTGAGAGTAAAGTTAACTATATCGGATTACAACTATAATAAGGATAATATAATGAGTAAAGGTGAGAAGAACCAGATTGATGAGTGGTTACAAAAACAAATCAGAAAAGGCATAAACATAGTTGATTATGTTTGGCAAAATAAATCTAACAAGTGGGAACTATATTACACAGGACATTTGCATAAAGATATCCTAGATAACTTTCCAGGTAGAACTAATAAAAAAATATTTGCAGGATACAAACAGTATTTAAATAAACCAAATCTAATGTTTACTCAAAAGAAATTTGATGAACATGGATATAACTACTATGTAAGGAGTATATAATGACACAACCAAGAGATCATGGACGAAAGTTGAAGAAAGAAGAAAGACAAATCCTACAAGGAGTTGTTGATGGTAAAGGATACTATAAAACACCAACAGTTAGTGTTGATAAAACTGAAAATTTAATTACAACATTGGTTGATTTATATCTTTCTAAAATAATTAATTTTGAAAGAAAATATGACGTGGATTATGTAAGTGACTCTAGTAGGCACCTAATAAGACAGAAATGGTATGTTGTAACACCTGATAAGAATATGCCTTTAAAAAACCTTAAACTATTATTGAAAAATGGTAAAATTGCTTAAAAATACTGATTGGGATTTAGTAGTAGATAGAACTTGGTTTTATACTAAACTTATTTTTTCTTTGTGTTTAGTTGCCTTTATTTCTTATAAAGTAGGACAATATTATCCTAGTAAGAAGGCACTGGCACATGAAATGATTAAGATGGAAGACCTTTATATTGAAAAAATAAAAGTCTTAGAGTTAAAAGAACCAGAGTTTGCTTATACAAATGATGTTCAATTTGTAAGAGCAATGCATAAATGTATAGACTATGTAAACTTTACATTACCTAGAGACAAAAGAATACCTTATGAAATGATTATTGCTCAGGCAGCTTTAGAAAGTGGTTGGGGAGAAAGTCGTTTTGCTAAAGAAGCAAATAATCTATTTGGTATTAGAACGTGGAGTAAAGATGTGCCAGGTTTGAGACCTTTAGGTGTTAAAAACACAACGTGGAAAGTAAGAATATTTGATACAAAGTGTGGAAGTGTAAAAGAATATATCCGTCTTTTAAACGAACATCCTGCCTATAAAGAATTTAGAGCAGTAAGAAAACAATATTTTGTTAAGAACTTGGATCCTAATCCATTAGTATTAATAAAAAACATTGATAAATTTTCTACTACAAAAGACTATGATGTTAGAGTCAGTAGAATTATCAATAAGATAAGAAAACTTGAGTCAACTTATGCCAGTGACAAAAGTATAACTAATAACGAGGAGAGATAGTATGAATAAATTAATGGCAACTATAATAACAATTATGTTATTAAACACAAACGTATATGCTCAGGAATTAACTGAGTTACAAAAGTGGCTTGCAAAACCAGGTGCTGAAGTTGAACAGTATGTTCAGGCAACCAGAGATAATTCTGATGGTACATGGAGAATACCTGATGAAAATCTAATAATGAAAAAGATTGATGACAAAGAGAATTTTTGGTTTGTCCTTAATACAAAAAACTGTTGGGTTTTTTATGTAAAAGGTGATAGTGCTGAACAAGCATTTTACAACTATACATCTAATACAAGTAGTTATGGTTTTAACTTTGCAGGTAGAGAAGATGAGATTATGCAACTTAAAAAGAAGTATGGAATCATTAAAACTTTGGGAGAAGTTAATCACTCTTAATGCTTGACAAAGTGTTAAAAATGTGATAGTATATGACTATGAAAAATAGACAAGATCAAAAAAGACTTATACAAAATGCTGAAAGAGCGTGTAAAAACGCTCAATCAGATTGGGCAAAGAAATACTGGTTCGGTGTATTTGAACAATTGTGTAAGAAATATAATATGATGAACTACTATATAAAGGCAATACACTAATGAATATATTTTACGTTGATAAAAATCCTGTTACGGCAGCAAAGATGATGTGTGATAAACACATTATCAAAATGATATTAGAGTCTGCTCAAATGCTATGCACGGCAAAACGTGTGCTAGACGGCAAAGAATATTTTGCTAAAACAAAGAACGGCAGAAATATCAAAAGATGGAAACTTGATAATCCTAATGAAGAAGCAACTATCTACAAGGCAGGTTGGTTAGGTCACCCTAGTACACAATGGGTTCTAAAGTCTGCTTACAATTACACATGGTTATACAAACACATGATTGCTCTAAATGAAGAATACAAACTAAGATGGCAAAAAGATAAAGATCATGTTTCTATTACAAAACTAAGTCAACTGCTATCTGTTCCACCTAAAAATGCACCATTAGATGTTATAGGTACAGATGCTACACCAGCAATGCCAGATCATTGTAAAATACCAGGTGATGTGGTAGGGTCTTATAGAAAATACTATATACTAGAGAAACGAAAGTTTGCTAAATGGGAAAAACCAAATGCAGTAATGCCTGACTGGTATAAAAAAGGAATAGAACAAGATGCCAGGTAAGTGGGACGGAAAAAGCAGGATTCCTAATAAGCAATATAGGGAAAACTATGACAAAATCTTTAACAAAAAAAAGAGTACAAAAAGAGAAACCAAAAATATACGAAAGAAATCCTGATACAGGAGTTATTCGTTGGCGATATGTTGGTGAGTCACCAGATAAATATGGATGGCCGAACTATGGCAGAATATTACAAAAGTGAAAATGGGAAGAGAACATTAATGGCATTGAGTCAAGTAAAACAAAGTAAACAATTTAAACTTGATGTTACAGACTATCAGGATGTTGCAGATTGTATAAGAAGTGATCAAGTACCTGCTAATCATATTGCAGAATACTTTAACGATAAAAAGTTTTTTAACTGGTACAAAAGGAAATACTTATGACATTAGGATACGGCCTAGCATTAGGATTTATAGGAATAACATTAACAGTAGTGGTATGTTATGTACTACTAATTATGTATGAAGTACATAAAGGAGACGATAAATAAACATATGATTAAAGAAGCATTAATAAAAAAATTAGAAGGTGATATAGCAGTTGCAGAAGCAGACTTAAAACTATTTTTAGCAGAACCTATTGGCGTTGCTGAACATATAGATTATGTTGAAACAGCAGAGAAGAAAACCGCTAAACTAGCAGAGGCAAAAGATAAGTTAGAAGCTATCAAAAATCTGTAATGCCAATCTATACATTTGAAAATAAAAAGACTAATGAAGTCTATGATGAAATGATGACCATTTCTGAAATGGAAGAATATCTTAAAAAGAACAAACATGTAAAACAACAGATTACAAGTGTTAATATTGTAGGTGGTGTTAGTGGTATTAGTTATAGAGGTGATCAAGGATGGAAAGAAGTGCAATCCAAGATAGCAGAAGCACATCCACAAAGTCATCTTGCAAAAGAACATAGAAAAAGATCAATTAAAGAGATAAAAACAGATCAAGTAATTAAAAAACATAGGGCTAGACAACGTGGAAAAAATAAATAATACTATACAAAGTGAGCAACTGAAAAGCAACGGTCGTATACCAGAGACGAGTAGGTCAATCCACTTTTTGTATAATTCCATAAAAAGGGCAGGACTTCCTGCTAGGAAGCTTGCCCTTAATTAAAGGAGAACTCATGGCAGATTTACCAGATTTTATGAGAGAGTTTGATACAGATGTGGATTATGGTTTTACTGCTGTTTCTACAAAACCAGAAACAGAAACACAACCAACTATCGATCCATCAGTTATTGAAAACTCTAATTTAGAATTAGCAAAAGTTAAAACAGATGTTGCAGATATCAAAACAATGATGAATGAGATAATGCAAATCACAGCAGAAAAAGAAACTGTTACAAAAGAAATACAGGATGCTGATACACAAAAGAGATTTAAAGAAATAGAAAAAATAGTATTACCATTTCTATACAACTTATCAAAATCAAATGAACCTTATATACACTGGCCGAATAGAGCGCCGATAATTAAGGCACAAATGGATAAGTTATTACAATTAACAAGAGGAAAAAAATGAAACTAACTAATAATTTTAGTCTAAGCGAAATGACGAGAAGCCAAACAGCTACTCGTAGAGGAATTAATAATAATCCTAGTGAAGATCATATGAATAACTTAAAAGAGTTATGCGAAAAAGTATTACAACCTGTTAGAGATCACTTTAAAAAAGTGGTTTCAATATCTAGCGGCTATAGAAGTCCAGAGTTATGCGAGGCAATTGGATCATCTAAAACGTCACAGCATGCCAAAGGCCAGGCTGCAGACTTTGAAATTCATAGTCTTTCAAATGCTGAACTAGTAAAATGGATCAGTGAAAATTGTGAATTTGACCAAATGATATTGGAATTTCATAACCTAGATGAACCAAACAGTGGTTGGGTGCATTGCTCATATAGAGCAGATGGTGAAAACCGAAAACAAATATTGAGAGCATATAAAAACGATAGTAACAAAACTTGTTACGAATCTTACGATCCTAAATGAAAGGAAAAACGGGATAATTTAAGACAAAGTCCCGATTTAATCAATGATCATATGATGGAATATAGATCATCATAGGTGCTTGACATTCTTCTATTTTTGTGTTATAATAGACACTTAAACAATAGGAGAAATATGGAAAATATAAAAAACTGGTTAATCGCAGAAAAAGAAAACATTATCGAGTTTCAAAAAAATAGTTGGGAACAAGGTAAGACTCAATTGACTGAAAATGGTGAAACTATATCTCAAGCAGTTGAGACAGTTACAACTTTTATTCAATCATCTTTAATGTAACAATAGGAAAAATATATTATGACTTTTAAACATGTGAAATTAGATCAATCCGTCTTACCAAAAAACTTAGGTAAAAAGGGTAAGAATCAAAACGGAATTAGAATCTATGAAGTAGATGGCGTAAATATGCCATCCGTTACATCTATCTTAGGATCAATACCAGAGAAGAAACTAGTATTAGAGAAGTGGAGAAAGGCTGTTGGTGAAGCAATGGCAAACTATATCTCACTTCAGGCAACATCCAGAGGTAAGACAACCCATACTCTTATAGAAAATCATTTAAACAATGAAGATGATAAGTCTATAGGAATTACAAAAGTAGGACCATTAGGTCTTTTTAGAATTGTTAAACCTTACCTAGCAAGAATAGAAGAAATTTATTTGTTAGAGGAAATAATGTATTCAAAAGAATGGTCAGTTGCAGGTCAAGTTGATTGCGTTGCTAAGTACAAAGGTAAGTTATCTATTATTGATTTCAAAACCTCAACAAAACAAAGAGACGAAAAATACAACTATGCTAACTTCTTACAATGTTCAGCATATGCTAAAATGTTTGAAGAACTATATCCAGAGAAGAAGATAGAACAAACAGTAATTTTAGCTGCTTGTGAAGATGGTTTTGTACAAGAATGGATACATGGTAAAGATAAGATTAAAGAACACCAAGAGTTATTCGTTAAACACACAACTGATTTTTTCAATAAACACAGTGAACAAATAGCAAATGTAGTATAAATAGTTAAGTCAATAAGGACTTACTAATGAAAAAAATAATACTCACATTGTTATTATGTTTATTTTCTACAGTATCATATTCAGATCACAATGGTAAACCATTTAAGTTTATAGAATCAACAGTGCCAGTTTGGTGTGGTCTTGCTGAAGATGTAGAAGAATTTTTATCAGATCACAACTATAAACCTGTTACTATTTCATTTGGTAAAGTCGGTGCTCAATCAGATGGTGATATAGTATTTGCGTCAATGATTTATATAAATATGAACGAAAATCGATTGATACCTGTAATGATTGCTCCAGAAGGATTCCAATCATGTTTAATGTATGTATCATTTGACTTATCATTTAATCATCAAATATTAGAAGAATTTAAGGAGTACATAAAATAATGTGGCCATATACAGATGACGAAGCCAAGTGGCTTAAATAGGATATTGACTTTTTAACATAACCGTGTTATAATAAGATATGAAACAATTTAGAGAACTTTATAACGAAGCAAGTTTGAGTAGAGTCTATTCTCATACTCAAAAAAGAAATATTGCTATTGTATCTGCTGAAAGAGATCAGTATACCAAGGCTGAAAATGCCAAAAGAACAAACGAACTAAAGGCAGATATTAGAAGAAATGGATTTGGTTTCTTAACTATCAAAGGCATATATCAAGGAACAGTTGAAATGTCTTTTATGATAATCGGTCCAGAAGACAAAGATAAGAATAGAACAAAACAATTTGCTGTTGCTCTAGGTAAAAAATATTCACAAGACTCTGTTTTAATTAAACAACCAGACAATGATAACGCTTATGTTGTAGGTACAAACACAACAGGTAGTTTAGGTATGGGTAGAGAGGCGTCACTAGGTAAGTGGCACCCTAACAGATCAGGTGAATATCTAAGTGCATTAGGAAACAAAAAGAGTAAAACATTTGTTTTTGAAAGTATAAAGTTTGAATATCAAAATAGAGAATACGCCAACCGAGAACGAGATATGGTTGAATTTTAATTGAGAGGGATTATATTATGTTGATGAATAGTAAGAAGTTTGGATTGCTTATAGAAGCAATGGTTAAAGAGAGAAGAATTCCATACATGGACGCTGTGTTAAAATATTGTGAAGAAAACGATATAGACACGTCAACTGTAGGACCATTAATAAACAAATCACTAAAAGAAAAAATACAAATGGAGGCTGAGAAGTTGAACCTGATTGAAAAATCAAGTACTGCTTGCTTGCCACTATGACGAGTTATGAATGTTACAGGTTATATCTTGCTATTAAGTTGCATTTTACTTCCAGTAGTTATGACTATTTTAAACATAATGCCAAAGTAAATTGCAGTATGAATACGTTTCTAAAAAGAAACGATAGGTTTTTCTTTCATAAATTAACGACTAAATATAACGAAGAAGAATTGATGATGTATTTTGTTTCAAACTTCTTAAACAAAACCAAAACTTGGGTAGGAGATTTAGTAAGAAATGAAGGAGAAACTAATTACAACGATTGGAAGAAATATAATGAATCTTTTAGTTACAATTTTCGAAATGATTGTACTGTTTTTTATAATGACCTTAGCGACAACTCTATTCGCTTTGATGATGGTCTCTTATGCAATAGCGGACAACATCCTATCTTGCTACGGTTACTTCTTTCAAAAAAGATCAGATTGGAAACAATCATCATCTTTGATAAGATATTATCGTTTGTTAAGAATTGGGATAAGAACATATCGGAACAAGTTATCTGGCCTGATGTCTCAAAAAGGTTAAAAAAGTATTCACCATTTGTTAGATACAATCTAACTAAATGTAAATTTATAATGAGAGAGGTGTTTGTATGAACATAAGTGTAATTGATAAAATGGGTAGTGACTTATCAGTAGTTAATGCTGCCAGAGTATCCTTTAATAAATTCAAATCAAAATTTGACGACAAAGACGAAAAACTTATCAAGTATCTGGCAGACCATGAACATTGGTCACCATTTGCTCATGCGTCTATATCTTTTAGAATAAAGGCACCTATATTTGTAGCAAGACAACTAGTTAAACATCAAGTAGGACTAGTATGGAATGAAGTTAGTCGAAGATATGTAGATGAAGAACCAGAGTTTTTTATACCTTTCATGTGGAGAAAAAAGGCAGAAAATAAAAAACAAGGATCAAGTGACGAAGAAGTTGAATTTGATATTACAGATTTTGTAAAGTCAGCAAAAGAATTATATGGTTCAATGTTAGATGAAGATATTGCACCTGAAATGGCAAGAATGATATTACCACAAAACATGATGACAGAATGGATATGGTCAGGTTCAATCTATGCATTTGCTAGAGTGTGTAATTTAAGAAATAAAAAAGACGCTCAAGTAGAAACTAGAGAAGTGAGTATGCAACTTACCAGACACATAAAAGATCATTTTCCTATGTGTCACAAATATTTGATTAAAGAGTAGTTATGGATTATAATGATATATTACCAGAGTCTAATAAAATAGGTGATACAAAAATCGATAGAGTTTATATGGATTTACATGGCAAAGTATATGTAGTTTTAAAAGATGCTACAACTGAATACAATGTACAAAAGAAATCTATTAAGTTAGATAATGGTTCATTGGGTCATGTTTATAACTATAAAAATAAATGGTTTGATAGAACAGGAATGCCTATCGATAAACCTAATAATTTGGTAACAAGATAATGAATAAAATTTATATTCCTACATTTAAGAGACACGACAAACAAATATTTTTTGAAAGTCTTCCTGACTTCTTAAAAGAAAAAGTTATATTTGTTGTACAAAAACAAGAAGAGCATTTGTTTAAAGGTAAAAATTTATTAGTCGTAGATGATAATATAGGTATTGCAAAAACAAGAGAAATCATTTATAGAACAGCAGGTAAACAAAGATATCTTGTGGTAGATGATGATGTTCTACTATATAGAAGAAACGCAAAATATTTTAGTAAACCATCTAATATGGAAGGTGCTAAAAGATTACTATTAAATAATGATTGGAATGAATTGCTACAAAGATTAAACGATCAACACGATAACAATCATATTATGTGTGGATTTAAATTTTCATCAATACTACCTAGATTTGATCAACCTATATTTCACAATGGTGGTATATTTGCAATATTCTCAATTGATGGTGAACAATTAGATAAAGTAATTGATGAGATTGATTTTAATTATGTGTACATATCTGAAGATATACATTTTAATCTACAATTATTAACAAAAGGATATCCTAATGCTATCATGGAAGAGTTTTGTTATTATCAAAAATATAATAAAGATGGCGGGTGTAGCATATTTAGAACACAACAAATGGAAGATGAATGTTCTAAAAAGTTAAATAAAAAGTTTCCCAAATATTATACAATAAACTACTCTAAACCTAAACCTGTTAATAGAGGATCAATGGGAACATTAAGAACTAGAGTATTGTACTCTAAAGCATTTAAGGATACAAATGAGAAAAAAACCTAAGACTTTTATACATGTAAATCAACATGTCATACGAGCAAACAAAAAGAATGGAACAAATGATCCAGTTATTACAATTAAACAAGGTAAGAAAAATACTTATTGCCACCAAGTCAATATTGACGGACCCTCTAGTATTGTATATGGCGGCAACGATAAGCCTATTTTGTCTTGTGGTGCTAGAGTTGTTATAGAAACAGAAAGTCCTGTAACAGTTATAAAATGAAACGAGTATTTTGTATAGGTAACGGTGAAAGTCGTAGAGACTTTCCTTTGCAATCACTAAAGCAACATGGCAAGATTTATATGTGCAACGCTGCTTATAGAGACGAAGCAGATTTGATAGATGTATTGACGGCAGTTGATAATGGTATTGTACATGAAATATATCACAGTGGTTTTGCTTATAACAAACCATGTTGGTTTAGAAACTGGACAAAAGTACCTGCTGAAATGTATGAAACAGTTGTAGGTGGATTTGTTACAAGTGAAGACTATGACTTAGTAAAAGACTTTGATGTTATAAAAGAAAACGAAAGAGGCAACGCAAAAGAATTTGTAATACACGGAACATCTATTGCTGGCATGGCAAGTATTATTAAAAATGTAAAGAGATCACATCCTAATGCTACACCAGATATAGTAAGAAAAAAAATACAAAGTTCACAGGTGTTTGTTTCTTGGATACATGAGAACGACAAGTCACATGATTTAAGAGAAGTATGGAAAGATTATAAAGATCATGGTTGGGCGTGTGGTCCTTCTAGTGGTTATATTGCTACAAAAGTAGAACAACCAGATGAAATATATTTGTTAGGCCATGATCTGGTTTCAGATACAAACTTGCTAAACAATATGTTTAAAAATACAAAACACTACGGCATAGATAAGAATAGTGCCATACCAGCAGACAACTGGATTAGTCAGTGGTATACCTTAATGGATTGGAATCCTAATATCAAGTTTTACAAGGTAAACAAAGGCACAGATAATAAACCCACCAACAAGAAAATAGACAAGTGGAATAAGTGGGAAGAACAAGGCAGATTGCAATATATAACCCAAGCACAGCTTGTTGACAAAATGAGTAAAGTGTG